TACACCTTGTAATGCCTTATCGAGTGGCCCAGTATCTCCACCAATTTCAACCGTAATACCTTTAATTGTACCTGCCATAATGTACCTCCTTCCTATAAAAATAAAAACACCCTAAGGTGCTACTTTGCCATCTTTGCCCTTAACGCTTTTCTGTCAGGCTCGGTTTGTGTCAATATCCAGCATTTATCTAAGTAGTCTCTACCCTCTTCACTCTGCGAATAGTTATATACGACCGCATCCCTTAAATATAGCCAATATTCAAATACGCCAAGCTTTTCTAATCGGTCAAAATCGTATCCAGTGTATTCACAAACAATCTTTTCTTCTATCGTATTTACTTCATAATGTCCCTTCTCATCATCACTTGGGAAGGAAGGGACCATTAGTTTTTTGAGGACTTTTCCTTACTCAGCCATTCAAAGTATGCAGTTAAAATCTCATTTAACTGGTCTAAATCTAACTCATCAACAATTTCACTTGACACCACATAGCCAGACTTATTTTTATTTAAAATCACGTGCACGGCTTCGGCTAAATCGTCCATGGCTTCTGCGCTTCGTGACTTAGATAAGCTCATAATTTTCTTTAACGTTTTAATCTTTGGTGGCTCAACCTCGAGCGTCAAATCGCCTATTTTAATATCAAAATATCTCTTGTTTATAACCGATATATCAAACATAATATTTTCCCCTCTCAAAATAAAAGGGGCAAGCATTTCGCTCACCCCTTCTTACAATTTTTAAATCGTTGGAATATCCTCTTCATAAATAAGCAGCGTTCCTTCGCTGTCGAGTGGTGCTGCTTTAAATTCTGCATCCACGACGGTCGCTTTGTCGGTGACGAATACAAGGCTAAATCCTGCTTGATTATTTCCGACTATTGTTACTCGAATATTTCCGTCTACTGCATCCTCGTGGACAAATCTAAGGACATAGCGCTTACCGTCCTGATTACCTAACCCACCTATTTTCACTGTTCGCTTGCCGAGTAATTCGGTAACTCTTGCAGTCGCACATAACTTTTCGAGTGTTTTACCACACCATGTCATGATTCCTGATTTCAGGGTGACCTCTTCAACCGTTACAACTGTTTTACTCACGAGTCCCAAATCATCTTTAGCTTCGTAAAACGTTGGCTTGTATACAACCGTTGCTCCACCCGAGATAAGCCCTAACAAATTATCCTCGACTTCTAACAATATGTCTGTTGGGATTTCAGTGACAAATTCATCTACGTACAATTTCCCACTACCTAATACGATTTTTTCGCCTTCTGTTGCCATTTTTTTACCCTCTTTCTGTTATTTTAATTGTGTAAATAATCTGATATAAAGATTCGGTATCCACGTACGCCTCAGTGACATCATACTCAGAATTTATACTGTTCAATACTGCTTCGATCTTTTGCTCTGCAACTAAATCTTTCTTCACCGTGTAAAGTTCAACCTGATAAAACTTAAATTTTCCATGTACCTTGAAATCCGATGAAATATTATTGTCAAATGCCCTCAAGTAAACGATATAAGGCGGCGTTGGTGCTGTTGTAAAATGATGATATGATACTGGGTATAAAGTTGTTTTTAGCAGTGTAAATAATTCAGCTTGGGTCATTTTGCACTCACCGCCTTTTCTATCCGCTTAACTAATTCTGTTTTAGCCTTTTCCTCGTTTGGCGCTATGTGTGGCTTTCCCTCTACCCTGCCGCCGTTTACTTTAGCGTGGCCAAATTCCAGCAAATGGGTTAACTGGTAGTCTGTAGAATTATAAGTTGTTATACGGATATTATTTTTATCCTCAAACGCAACTTTAGCTTTCCAACCTTTTTTATATCCACCACCATGGGCACCCGCGCGCACTGGACTATCACGTTTGATGTTTTCGGTCATTTCTTTGCTGACATCTTTGCAAGCCTGTTTGACTTCTTCGGCTACCTCAACTGTATACTTTGATAATTCAGCCATGAGTTGAGCTGTTAAATCGTCTACTTGTGCCATGGCTATGCACCTGCCTTTTTATTGCAGTACAACTCAATCAAACTATCAGCACGTGGATATGTACGGTATATGCTGTACTCCACGTCTTCATATAATACCGATATTTCATTGTCATACTCTTCTAAGTCTACAACCAATAAGCGTTCAGGCTTTATTTCTCGAAGTCCTGCATTAAAATACTCAGATGAATTTAAAGGCAACTCAGCACAAAATACTTGTCTGTTTGCTGATGTTTCGGTTTGATTTCCAATGTCATCTTCTGTAATAGTTACTGATTGCAAGTAACAAATGAGGTCTAGCGATATGTTGTTTTTGTCTGATATATTTTTAAGTTTCAACATACGCGGACCTCACTTTCACTATTCTATTGCGTATTCTGTTAGATAGGTTTTGTGACATTCCCACGTCTTCTTGTCTCTTGCGATACTTCCATGCGGCGTAGTCAGACAGAAGCATCTGATCTTCAATATTAGCCAAATCCAATGTTATGCCTTTGCTTTCAATTTCTGTTTGTGCAGCACCCAAAAGTGCTGTAAAAAAAGTATCTCTTAGAGTATGTGTTATGCCTAAATCTATTTTTAATAGGCTTAAGATCGTTCCCATTTTATCACCTACTTAGATTTGGTTTTCTTTATTGCTATTGGTTCCTTTGCCGCTGTTTTTACCTCAACAATAAAGCCCCGTTCCAATAGTCCTTTTACTCTGCCTGTATCTGCCGAAACAAACTCGCCCCCAACACTATAAAAATGCTGAGGGTCAAGAATGTCTTTGAATTTGGTTTTTACTTTATACATAAGTTTAAACTATAGGAGTGTAAGACAAGCTGACAAGTACAAACGCACTTGTGCTAGTAGGCCTGCCGTCAAATCTGCCTTTTCCTCTAAACGCCATCTGATCTTCAACAAACTTCACATGTTCAGACTTATCAATTACAATACTCTCACGCTCAACAAGTGTGTATTTGCTAAAGTCACCGTAAAGGATATCATCAGCAGCCATGTTGTTATTAAACACAACTCTCAACCCTAGAAGATCAGGGTATTTCAAGTTCGGAAGTTTAGTAACGGTTTCGCCTAACGAGGTAGGCAGTATGGTATAGCCTAACAATCTGTTATAGTACGTAGAGCGCTTCATGACTGCCACGATCTCACCGATGCTGTCTTCGCCTGTATCGATAAGCCCGATAGGTTTAACAATATCAATATAGCCAGTCGGGTCTAAAACTGGGACTAAATAGTCATCTCCAAGCATAGGAATGATTCCGTCCGGCTGTTTGTTAGCCGAGCCTGTACCGCTTAGGATAGCAAGATCAAGCCCTTTGGCAATGGCTCTGCCGATTTTCTTAACGACATAATCGTCAAGATTAATTATGCTGTCTTGAAGCATGCAGTTGTCAACAAATGTAACTTTGCCGATTTTGTAACCGTCAAAACTGATGTCCGTGATTGTTCCAACTGTGCCTACAGGTATCGCGGCCGTCATTTCAACCCAAGTTGCGGCTGTGGTGTCTGTGTCGATTAAAATTCTGGTCGTGCCTGATACTCTGATCTTGTCAACAAGCGGGTAAACCGTTGCGTAATCGCCCAAAATATCCATGATGCGATTGATAATAACCTCTGGAATAGTTAAACCTTCGCCGCCAACTGCTCTAAGATTTTTAAACTTCTCATAGAACTCTTTTACTTCTGTCCTCTCATAGTACGCACCTGATTTTAAAAGCTCTCTTACCTGATATTTGTTCACGTTAGTTCCTCCTCTTTTTTCTTCGTCAATTTTTGGTAGTACTGGGGTTTTTGCTCTTTCGTCAATCTCGGCAAGCTCACCCTCAATGCGAGTGATTTCAGCCTGTACGCTTGTAACTTTTTCCTCTGCTCCGGCATCGGTTATTTCTTTTTCAAGGGTATCAATGCTGTCTTGTACTAACTTGATGTCCTCATCGGTTTTGGCTTCCTCAAGTGAAGTCGAAAGGTCTGTTGAACGCTTTTCAAATCCTGTCTTTTGAGTTGTCAATGTAGCCAACTCTGCATTTCTTTGTTTTAGTTCTGCTTGCAATTTCAATTGCTTTAACATTTTAGTTCCTCCAATCTTTTTTTAAGGTCTGATTTTTTTTGCTCAATGTTTCTCTTTTGCGATTGCTCGAAATCTTTTTGTCTTGCTTGTATTTCGGTTTGTTGATATGCCGGAAACGTGCAAATAGAAATTTCTTTTGTATCGGCTTCTCTTATTGTCCAGTGCCAACCGTCCACACGTTCCTCGTGTTCTTCTGAAACGGGGTCGAAGCCGAATGAGCAGCCACTTATGTCACCGCGGGTCACCCTTGCATACACATCCATTGCTTGTCTATCATCTGCGTTTACTTTCACACGTCCCCATAAGCCGTGGTCGTCTGCTTTGAGTTCAAGCGTTTGGCTCGTACTTCTGCCTAAGACAAAACCCGAATCATGATTGAACAAACAGCGGAGATCATTATTTTTTAATGAATTGTCAAATGCCCCTCTTGCGATTTTTTCGAAGCACCCATCCCATAGTTTGGTTTCCTGCTCAAATACCGCAAAGTAACCTTCAATGTAATGATCACCTTCGCCCTCTGCCCGAGTTTTTAATTCGGATTTAAAATAAGCGTGTCTTTTATTTAACAACTTTATCACCCCCTTGTACTAATTTCTTTTGCTTGCTCAAATCCGCAACTTGCAAGTAATTTTCAAGTACAGTAAAGTCGTTCATGCCGTCAACGTCCACAGGTGAGTAATCAAATTCAGCTCTGCCCTCGTTTCGGTTCAGCATGCCACCACCGACCATCTCTTTAACAAATCCAACTTTTTCAACCAAGTCATATTGCAACAATGATTTTGGATTAAACTTAAAATACATAGTCGGTGAAAACAGTAACTTCTTTGATAGTTCCTGTTGAATGGTTGTCGCTATTGACATAATTGTTGTAGATATAAAATTGTTATATTCGTCTTTGTCGAATACTCCAACTCCAACCATAAAGGCAGGAATACCGAATGCCGCCGCAATGGATTTTAGGTCTAGTGTGATGCTGTCTTGTATCGCTAAGTCGTTAAGCGTCAGCGGTTGAATTGTTTTAACATCAATTTCGCCTGTGGGTATCAGCCACGGTTCGCCTATTTCGGTCGTATCTGTATAACTACCAAGGATTTTGTTTCTAAGCACTGGGTCTTGTAGCTCCTCGGCATCTGATTGAACCGATATAATTAAGCTAGGCTTCCACTTTGATTTCAAGAATCCAGTCTTTGTGGCATTGGCTTGTAATAAATTAGCTACTGTTTGTTTTATCATCTGCGTGTAGCCTTGTCCTTGGAAGGGGTATTCATCATCAGGATTCAACACAAAATGCAATACTTCATCAGGTTTAAACATCGTACTTCTATAGTGTATTTCGTAGCTGTCCCCCATCTCATAAAAATTCAAATCAGTTGCTCTCAATATTTGTAAATCATCAATCAAGCCATTTTTTATTTGAGGATAAACAACCGAGTTCCCTGTCAGAATCATGTCCGTAACAATTTTGTGAATAAAATTCTTTCGGGTCATATTCTTGTTTGGGTATACGTCTATCTTTTTTGCCAACTCATTTTTAAGCCTTATGTCTCCGTTTGTGCCATTCTCCATTAACATAATTGTCATGTTAGATACAAGGTCAGCTATTTTATAAACGCACCGTCTTATCTCTTCATTTTTAGAGAGCGGAGTATACCCGATGGGGCAGAGTATATCTCTTGAATCTGTGCCGTTCAGCCACATTGTCACTGGGTCTGCTCGTGTCTTTTGTTTCCTAAATGGGTTTTTTATTCTAATCACCACCTCTAATATAATAAAAGCACCCTGTTATGAGTGCTTTAAAACCAATTCTTTAGCTTACCATTGCCTTCTAAATCTTCAAGCATTCTCACAACCGCAAAAACTGAGGCATCAAATATATCAATCCTTTGTGTTTCCTCGACCTTTTCGTATTGAATCATCGAATCCGTTTTTTCTATTGCCAACACGTTCTGTACACAATATTCAAATGGCTCAGCATGTAGATAATAAAGTTTTCCGTCTTTCGCCTTCTTCTCAATATATCTAAATCCCTCAGATTTTTTATAAAAATACTGGGGCTGGTCTATAATATTAAAGCCGTGCTTTTTCATTAGCAGAAAATACTCACGGCAAAATTTACGGTCATGCCCGACTTGCTTTATTTTAAAGCCCTGTTTCTTTTTATCGATGTACCATTGCACTATTTCGGCATGGTTTACAGTTGGACTGTTTGACATGTCAAGCCAGCCGTCGTCTTTCCAGCCAAATAGCGGGATATTGTCCTCGTCTGCTTTTTTAGCCGCCATGACAATCGGGAACCATGCATGAGGTATGATTATTAATACATCGTCAAACAACCCGACTAAACACCCTGCGGTTAAATCATGTAGTTTCGATAAATCAGAACCGCCATACCATTTGATAGGCAACTTTGCAAGTTCCTCGATTGTCCAGTTATATTTACTGTCGCTTTTTTGAAACTCGTCAATGTCGAAATAGGCTTTCATTGCAGCTGTGTAAATATTTAACGACTTAGCAAAAAAGTCTTTGCGCTGCTGAGGGTCGTTCATTGCTTGTAAGCTGTCGTTTAAAATATCCCCCGGTCTTATTGAAACACCGTATGCAGGGTTTGCTTCTTCGTGGACAATAGGATTTGTATAGTCAATATTCCCGGCTTCGTCAGGGTCAGCCTGGCTTATAAAAATAAAATATTGTTCATCCTTGACGGTGCCATTAAGAACCTTTTTGCAATATTGCAATTTCTTATAGCAAAAGCTGTTCATGTTATCACCTGCCGTGGTAATACCGATCATCAATTTATTTGTATATGCTTTCATAGCCTCTTTAAACAAGTTGTACTGCTTCGGTTTTTTGAAAGCGTGAATTTCATCTGCTATCGCAATGTTACAGTTAAGTGAATCCTGTGTATCTGGATTGGCTGCTAACGCCTGAACGAAAAACATCCCGTCCCCTAAATCTGCGGAAATGGAATGTTCGTTGTTGTTGTCAATAATACGGAAGTTTTCATTTTCTCCCATATTAACAATGTTATATTTTATAAAGTCAAAGCTTTCAAGTGATTGTTTCAAAGCTGCGGCAACAATATATATCTTACTTCCACTCTTTCGATATAATATTCCAAGCCCCCAAGCCAACGCTGCTGCAAATGAGGTTTTTATATTTTTCCTCGGGATGTAAATAAAGGCTTCATGAAATCTTACAATCCCAGTGCCCTTATTGTAAAACCCTAATAGGTTATAAACAATAAACTTGTGAAACGGTTCCAATAAAAAAGGCGTACCCCGAAGTGGAGTGCCGTCTAATCTTTCGCCTTGCTGATGACAAAATGTAGTTTCAATTATCTGTATTACAAACTCTGCATTTTTAGGGTTAAAGTCATAATCAGGATTTTCTAAATCTTTTAGAAATCTTTTACAGCCAAGTATCCGGTCTTTGTTTGCTATCTTCCTTCCGCTGACTATACTGTCCACATACTCCATTACACCGTCATAGTTTTTATATTTATCCAAGATGTCTCAACGCCTCTGCAAGCGGACTAAGTTTCTTGTCTCCAAGACCTTTTTCATTTATTTTCTTAAGTCCAGCAGGAGTGAGACCAAGCTCGTTAGCATATTTTAAAACATCTTTTCGTAAATTTTCAAGTGATGAAACAATTGGCGACCTTTTAGCATTATCCGAATATCCAGTTTTCTCTTCTACCTCATAATTAGATTCTTTAAACTGTCTATTAAGCTCATTATATTGCTTAACAAGCCCGACATATATTTCAATCATTACGTCAAATTCAGGTTTATAAACTCCCAATTTTTTCATATTTTGAATTACTTGTTTTTTATTAATAGCCACTGTTTCACCCCCCTAAAAAAATATTCTGAAATGTAGTAGAGTTGGAAAGACTTCCCTATCTCGGTTCCCAAAAGTATAAAAAATCACTTAGCAAGTGGGGGGGTTACTCTTTTGATTCCTTTTCAATCTCAACTATATTTTTCTTTAAGTACTCAGATACTTTGATATATCCTACAGTATTATTCTTCTCATCGAACCCTCTGAACTTAACTCTAGCAGGATAAGCTTCAGTTACCTCACCACTGTCCTCAACGTTTACAACAATAGCCCAACCAAATATATGGAGTATCATGTTAATCCACCAAAGTATTCCTGACTCCCTAAACTCTTTCCATGTTTTCTTGTCAACCATTGTCAATCGTCCTCTCATTCTGGTATCTTAGTTCTCTTTCTTAATTCCTCGCCTAATGCAGTCAGTTTATTTGTGCATCTATCGTGCATTCTATTGTGCATAGTATTACTCAATGATATAAGGTTCCAGTCGCACCATGCATACTCAGGGTAATCATCAACTGGCCATGCGTGATGAACAGTATCGGCATCTATCCTCTTGCCGTATCTCTTACTCTCCTGGCACATATACTTATGTTTTTTTAATATGTGAGCTCTCTTACGCTTCCATCGTGGCGAGTGATAATCCATCATACCTTTATGTCTTGGAGTGGCCTTACATAGCACTGGCTCCTTTGGCTTATACAGGCAGTGAGGCAAGACACAGAAATTAACACCGCACATCTTGACGTTATTAAATGGGCATTGTTTACACTGCATATATGTCACCTCATAATGGATATAAAAATAGCGCCCGCCCGAAGGTAGACGCTATTTAATCAAATAAAATTTTATTGTTGATTTAAGCAATAAATTGAAACTATTTGCTTTGTATTTATTAACCATTGATGGCCTGTTTGATTTTGAATAATTAGAAAATCTGATGGCGGAACTGGAATGCTCCCGAAATTTTGGCTTAATTTACTTACAATATTTCCATCAAAACTATCTCCGTTTATCATTTTGATTTGTAGCATAATAAAACCACCCTTTTCCTTTAATAATACTGCCAAATATCACGTAAGTCAACAAAGAGGCATTGAAAAAAGCACTCAACTAATATAATTAAGTGCTTTTTTATAAGTTATATAGTCTTGGATATACTTATCAACATACTAAATATAAGTCAAATCACGTCCTTTGTCAAGCGTTTTGTTTAATAAATAAAAAAAGTTTCTTCTCGCATTAAAAAAGTCTGCCCAACCAATACGCCCATATGGTTTAAATCTGTATGTACCATCTGTAACAGCCTTGATTAATTCTTGATATGCGTCTGGTAGTACCCTTGTAGCCGTCTGCTCTATCAGCTCCGTGTCGGCGGATAATTTAGCCGCCCTAACCGCTGCGCTCGCTGTGGTGTCGCCTGTGGTTGAGCTGTGCGGCATGTCTGAAATTAGTGTAGATTTTAACGAATTGCGAAGTTCGGAAAGACGCTGTTTTTTCTCGGGATATTGTAGGCACCAATTATAAAGCTCTCTATATGCCCATTTGCTAATTTCATAATCGTCTAATTTTATGTCGCGTTTATTTGGCATCCGCATTCACCTCACATATTCGTCATTGTTGCTGTAATAAATAAAAATGCAAAAAGTAATGAATTTGCACTGTATACTACAATTCGGGTTTTATCAGCGTCATGTATTGCAAAAATCGCAAATATAATACACAGTGCGCCGCAGATTATTTTAATTGCTAACATTTTTCATTAGCCTCCCTGTTAATCTCTCCTGCATCGTTCTGAGCGACCATTGTAGTGCTGCTGATTCATCACTCGTCAAGTCTTTATGAGATACAAGCATATTTCCAACAATGTCAATTGCCCTTTTTAAATCAATCATCATTTCTCCCCCTCCTTGCTGTTGATGGCCTCCTTATAAATCTGCTTTAAAGTCTTAAAAAACGGGCATTTGTCGCAATCCGTGTAAATTGTCGCCGTGCAGTTATTTGTAAATTTTTTATCTTTTGTGTATGCGAAACAATATGTCTTTTTCACTATCTCACCCCCAAAAACAAGTAAAGTATAAAAAATAAAACAATTGGAGCACCTATAAGACAACTGACAAAACTTATAATTCTGGCATTAACTTTATCGCTCATGATTAATTGTTTCAGCATCAAAATAAAGCTTAAAGTCATATATACGAACCCGATCCAGGCTAAAACTAACATCCTCTCGCCTCCTTATTAAATTTAACGCGGTAATAATTTGCACAATGATATTTTAATCCAACTAAAGTTTCGATTTGACGGTCAGTCTTGCCATCCCTCATCATTTTATAGATTTGCTCACGTTTGGTAGGCTCTGGCTTGCTCTGTGTGGGTTTTTTAGGCTGCAAGCTTATAAGATAGTCTTTAAGCAAAATGCACGGTATACAATGAGCTGGAATGTGCTCTGTTACTAATTTGCCTTTACATTTTGAGCAGTCCGGGGTTGATGTGAATATTATGTCATTGCTCATTTATGCCCTCACTTTCTTTATTAAATTTGTCTTTAATTCTAATAACCTGCTTGGTTTCGGGATTATAAACCGTTTCGACTTCTCCGCCGTATTTTATAAATAAATCCATTTCAGCACCGTTTGTTAATAATTTTTTAATCAGGGATACTATAAAATCAAACTTTTTAAATTTCATCCGTTTTAAATCTATGCTATTACTATCTGTGTAATTTTTTAAATCCAGTAGAGCCTTAAAGTATCCCTGGCGATACTCAAACATGCTCGCCGAAACTGCAAAATGCATTCTCACCCATGGTGATTTGTTTTGTTTTGCAAGTACATATTGCCGGTAAATATCCTTTGCAATCTTTGCACCTTACAACCTCCACGGCGTCAATGGTGGGAGCAAGGTCAAGATTAAACTTCATATCCCTGCTGCATATGGTTGGATGGCTGCTTATAAGCGCATCTGCATCAATTAGTCTCATCATTTCATTCTCCCATCAAATATTTTTATAGCCAGCCGACATTTATCACATCCGCCTTTTTCAATCTCACTGAAATATCTAGACAATCTATTTCGCATTTCAGCAGTGTTCTGATATATTTCGCACCAGATTTTATTGCTCTCATACGCTTTTAATATATTCAGTTTTTCCCGATGCGCTTGGTCTTTTAGGATTGTTCCGGATTTATAGTCACGGTATAATACCCGAAGCGACAAAAATAACAATTCTTCTGGCTGCGTTAGGTCTGGCGGTAGCTCGTTGTTTTGATTGGCTTGGGTTTCTATTTCAGATACGGTCACGATGCCACCTTCAATCCGAGATACCATTCTAAAACTTTAATAGCCGGTAAATAGCCGTGGCAAACTTCCGAAAAGTAACCCTGTGCAGTTAATTCCTCTCGCCACCATATCTGATCAGTAGATTCTACACCGGTCTCAGTTTTCATCTCAACATACAAGCCGTGATATTTTCCCCGTGCAACCGGCAGGCACAAATCAGGTACGCCTGGCTTAACTCCGGCACGCTTTAGATTGGCACCTTCAATAACAGAACATTTACGTTCATTTGCGATATGAAAGAGAAGTTTTAGTTCTGGATATTTGCCTCTGACTGAAAGCGACCATTTTATTACGGTGGCTTGATGTTGCGTCTCTGTCATTGCTCTTCCTCCCAAAACTCAACCCACCGCTTATATTTGCCTTCTCGATTATCCCGACCTATTCGGGTAATATAACCGTTATGGTTAAGGGCGAGAATAACAGCGTCACGATCTGTAACAGATTCAATATATATTTTTTGTTTCATCCCGCCTTTTTCCCTCCCATCACCCTGTTCAAAATCATACTAGCTTGCATCATGTTCAGATCAGTAGTTTCAAATCCTTTACACCGGCGGCGAATAATGGCAATTTGCTTTTCACTGGCCGGCTTAGTTCCCCAACGTTTAACCGCGTTCATATCCCAAAGAGCACGCTCATCTGAAAAATCTTCAACCAACTTTTTATATGCTCTATCAAATGCTGTTTGCATCGGGATCTTAATACCGCCTAATTCTGTCATACCGAGCTCGTCTTGTGCAGGTATAACGATTCGCTTTTTATCAGGTAGACTGCACACGAATGAAGAATCAGGCATTTTAAACCAATTGACATCATGTGTCTGATATTTTTGCTCCTTTGCCCATAAGTCAATAATTAGAATATTTTTTATCCAACTTTCAGGGCAATCCGCAGCAGATACGGCTTTCATTGGCAAATCAAATAACGGGCCTATTATTTCAGATTTTTTCTTTTCCGGGACATCGTCAAGATTAATCCCCAGCAGAGACGGCGCCGTACATAGACTTGCCTTGCCGCTGATGCCCACACAATCAATCAGGT